TTTGCTGAAGAAGAACGATTGAGGAACGAAGCCGCTGTTGCTTTTGCAATTGAGGACAATCGCAGGGCTGCTATGCGTACTGCCTCGCAAGCGCAAACCCGTGAACTTGAATTTCAACGTGAGTCTCTTGAGTTGAAATATCAAATGATTTACGCGACACAAACAGAGCAACGGCTTGCTCAGGTTTCGCTTGAATATGCTCGTAAGCGTAGAGAGGCCGAAGTAAGTCCTGAACGTGATTTCTTGATGGGCCAGCTTGATCGCCAAGAACAAATGGAAAAAATGTTTGTGGTGATGCAAGAATCCGCAAGACGCACAGAACAAGTGTTCAACAGTGTGTTTGGCAATTTAACTTCTGCAATTGACAACTTTGTCAAGACAGGTAAGTTAAGCATGAAGGATTTGACCCGTAGCATTATTCAAGACTTAATTGCCATTCAAATGAGGGCAGCAATGCTACGCTTTCTCGGTGGCATTTTTGGCAATTTAAGCGCGGCATCAACATATGGAACGATTCCCGGATCACAGCAAACAAATTTGCTTGCCGCGCAAGATGCTGGATTTGCTCGTAGGGCTGCTGGCGGTTCTGTGACAAACAACACGCCTTATCTTGTTGGAGAGCGTGGTCCTGAAGTGTTTGTTCCTTCTGGCTCCGGGACAATCATTCCTAACAACCAGATGGGCAACATGGGTGGCGTTACTAACGTGACGAACAACTACATCAACGCAATTGACACCAAGTCGTTTGAAGACAGGCTGCTGAACAGTTCTAACGCGATTTGGGCGGCTAATCAATATGCCAACAAGTCATTGGCAGTCAACAGGGGTCGTGCATGAGTTTCCAAACGATATTTGAAAATCAAGAGTCCATGACGGTGAACAACCGCCGCATGGTTGGTCAGCAAGTTGCTAGGTCAGGCTTTATCACTACGGCTCAGTACCTCACGGCTGTGCCTTGGGTGTTTACGGTTACGCCTAACAACTTCCTGTATTACCCGACAGCTAGGGCTATCATCCAAGCAATTGACAACAAAGATCGACAATTGCCAGAAACCATTACGTTTAACAGCAGCTTGTTGTCGTGGTTTACGCAAAGGCTTGGCACGGCGACTACAGCCACATTGAATGGTACGCCTACCCCCAACACACAAACGCTTGCCCTGACCTCTAACGGCACGTTTAAGGCGGGTGATTTCATCATGGTGGGCGGCTATACCTACAAGGTCACAGCAGACTCTGCTGGCTCGTCTGTAAACATCCACAGGCCGTTAATTGGAACGCCTACTTCTGGCGCAACTGTGTCTATCGGCAATGCTTGCACATTTACTGTTGTGGCTGAAGTCTGCCCAACATATACTCTTACACCAATGACAAACGGCGCTTTTGTCAATTGGGATCAACCGTTCGTATTTCGGGAATACATCACATGACAACAATTAATGCTGTAACTGGCCCACAAATTAACCATGCAGAGTTTGTTCGGCTGACAGTCGGCAATGCTGCAACGGTTTACACCTTCTGTAACGCTGCTGCGCCCATCACGGTCAGCGGCATTACGTTTAGCAATCTTGGGGCTTTGCTCAGTGTTGGTGACGTTCAGCGTGACATCAAGGCCACATCTGATGACATGACGATTCAGTTGACGGGCATTGACCCGGCAAACGTTGGCATCATTCTTGGCAATGACATCAAGGGATCATTGGTTGAAGTTTGGCGCGGGTTTCTTGACTCAAACAACCAAATTATCACAACACCTACAACGCAGTTTTTTAAGCGTTATCAGGGCATCGTCAGTAGCGTATCAATTACTGAAGACTTCAATACCGAGTTGAGGCAGAGGATTGCCACTTGTTCTATTGCTTGCTCATCTATGCGCCGCATTCTGGAAAACAGATTGTCTGGTGTGAAGACAAACAAAAGCAACTGGCAGTTTTTGTATCCCAACGATACGTCAATGAATCGCGTGTCAGAAATTTCTAATCAATATTTTGACTTTGGTTCACCACCTAAGACACAAACCCAAGCCAGCGAAACAACCATTGTGAATGAGAGTGCTGGTGAATGATAAGACTAGCGACAAGATACGACATACCAAGATTGTTAGAAATCGTTGAGGCATATGCGTATGAAAACCCAATTAAAAAACTTGGCGACCAAAGCAACCACAACCCTAAATACGTTGAGGAACTTTTGTTCGGCATCATTCAAGGTCGTGGTTTCATTTACATCGACACGCATATGCGCGGCGCGATTGTGGCTTACAGGTCTTCTAACATCTGGTCGCCAAAAGTAAAAGAGTTGAATGAGTTGCTTTGGTGGGTAGAGCCAGAACACAGGAATGGGACAATTGGCGGTAGGCTTTGGAAAGCGTTTGATGACCATGCAAAGGCTATGCTTGAGGCTGGTGAAATTGATTTTGTGTGTACGTCAATCTCGGCAAATGGCCCATTGATTGACTACACACGCAGAGGTTACAAGCCTCTTGGCGCAACATTTGTGAAGGAATAAAAATGGTCGGATCGTTAGTTGTTGCTTATGTCACCAATACGGCTGTTGCAGCATTTACATTGGCACAGACTGCCGCCGCTTTTGCAATCAACTTTGCTGTTTCTCAAATTGTCACTCGCGTCTTTGCAGACAATCCAGAGCGCCAGCAAGATATGGGTGTTCGCCAGCAAGTGCCACCAAGCGCGGTAAACGCAATTCCAGTTGTTTACGGCAACGCCTACATGGGCGGCACATTTGTTGATGCTGTGTTGACCACCGACCAAAAGACAATGTATTACGTCTTGGCTATTTCAAGCATTAGCCCTGATGGTCAGTTTACGTTTGACACCACCGATATGTACTACGGTGATCGCAAGATTTCTTTTGATAGCACAGACTTGACAAAGGTGGTTGGTTTAACTGACGAGGCTGGCAACGTAGACACAAAGATTAGCGGTAACTTGTTCATCAACTTGTACAGGTCAGATGCCGCTGGAACTATCACGCCATTGAACGGCGCTGCGGCTCCAAGCACTGTTATGGGTGGCAGCGATATTGCTGTCGCACAACGATGGACAGGAACACGGCAAATGAACGGTCTTGGCTTTGCAATTGTGAAGCTGATTTACAACCGTGATGCTGGCACTACCCAATTGTCGCCAATTACGTTTAAGGTGGCTCATACGCTGCGTGGCACGGGCGTAGCAAAGCCCGGTGACGTTTGGTATGACTACATCACAAACACCGTCTATGGCGGCGCTGTTAACCCGTCATTTGTGGACAGCACAAGCCGAACAACATTAAACGCTTACAGTGATGCGCTGATTACGTTTACCAATAGCGGTGGTTCGCCTTCTACGCAAGCCCGTTACCGCATCAACGGCGTTTTGGATGCGGGTGAATCTGTGCTGTCAAACATTGACCGCATCATGTCTGCTTGCGACTCTTGGATGGCATACAACGCAGCGTTGGGTCAGTGGGCTGTTGTTATAAACAAACCCGAGACTGCCGAATTTGCGTTTACAGACAATAACATCATTGGCGACATTCGCGTAAGTGCGACAGACATTACCAGTTCTATCAATCAGGTTGAGGCAAGGTTTCCGTTTAAGGAAAACCGCGATCAAGCCAACTTCATCAACATTCAAACGCCAAGCGGCTTGCTGTATCCGAATGAGCCTGTTAACAAGTACAGCATCACATACGACTTGGTGAACGATTCTGTACAGGCCAGCTATCTTGCCAACAGACTGCTTGAGCAAGCCCGTGAGGATTTGATTGTCAGCTTCAACACAACATATTTTGGCATTCAAGTTGATGCTGGCGATGTTGTCAGTGTGACCAATTCGGACTACGGCTGGAACGCTAAGTTGTTCCGTGTGATGAAGGTAAACGAGGCATCGTTGCCTGATGGTTCGCTTGGCGCTCGTCTTGAGTTGAGCGAGTACAACTCACAAGTTTATGACAATCAGACAATTAATCAGTTTTCGCCAGTGCCTAACAGTGGATTGCCATCTGTTATGTACTTTAGCCCATTGTCTGCACCAACTGTTACGGCAAGCAATCCGGGCAGTGCTATTCCCAACTTTAACGTATCAGTAACAGTTCCAGCGACAGGTAGAGTAACGTATAGTGAGTTGTACTACACGACTTCTCCGATTCCAGTATCAAGTGATTGGAAACTGCTTTCAACAGCCAGCACAATTGATGGCGAGGCTGTTACACCCGGTAGCACATACGTCTTTGCCAATCAGGTGCTGCCAACTGGCGCAAGCCCAACTGCGACATACTATTTCAGCTACCTTGTTGGCAACGACATTGCTAAATCTAATCGCAGCCCAATTAGCGCAGCGTTTACTTGGTCGCCCGTTGCAAACGCAGGGCCAACTGGTCCTACAGGTGGCACTGGTCCTACAGGTGGCACTGGACCAACAGGAGCACTTGGCCCAACTGGTACGTCAGGTTTAATTGGCATTAGTGCTTTAACTGCATTTAGAGTGCAAAACCAAGCAGATGCTGCCCCTAGCACACCAGCTAATACTATTGGACCTACAGCCCCTGCTGGTTGGTCTTTAACTGCGCCCGTTGTGGCTGTTGGACAAGTTCTTTGGTATAGCTTTGGACGTTACAACGTAAATGCTACTACGTTTGAAGGTGTGCCAGCAAATCAAACACAATGGAGTGCGCCTACTGCGGTAAGTGTTTTCCAAGACATCAGGTCAGACAATTGGAATGGTTCAAATCCTCCTACTGCTGGAACAATCAGTACACATGGTACTGCTGGTTATTACATACAACGCAGCACAGGCGATATGTATTTAAACAGCGTATATGGTCGCGGTATTGCAAGATTTGATGGTACAAACTCAGGAACTGGTGGCGCTACTGCGGCTATTCTTGCTAACGCTAGTCTTGCACAAAACGTAGGTATAGAAGGGTACACAAACAATACGTTCTTATCATCTGGCGCAGTAAGAGGGTTTAACCAAAGTTCGGGTTCAGGAAATGCGTTGTATGGTTCTCATTTAGGAACAGGCAATGGTGTTCTTGGTCAATCTTCTTCTGGCACGGGCGTTTTAGGAACTGGTGTTAATGGGGTTATTGGTAGCGGAACAGTTGGCGTAAGAGGTAACGGTGGTGGCCCCGGTGGATTTGGTGTTCAGGCTGTTGACACTGGTGGTGGCACTGCTGCTCTTGATGTGTCTGGACAAATGAGAATAAACAACAGCACATTGGTAACAAACCTTAATGCTGATTTTGCACGAACACTTGTAGGAACAACAAGCAATCAATTAAGATTTGTCAGCGGTACTTCTACGGGTTCATCTGCTGCAACCTTTTCAGGAACAAAGCCGGGAGGTGCAACAACTAATGTGTGGATAACAATGCAAATTGATTCAACAACAATTTATATTCCAGTTTGGACCTAATTATGAGAACAGTCGTTATACCTGAACAAACCGTCATTGAAGATATTAGTTTGATTGACGAAACGCCGGGATTGCAAGTTCGGTTTACAGTTGGAAGAAAAGAATCCAACGGTAACTGGATCGTGCCACAAGAATTTCAAATTTTTGTTATTTCTGGCGATCAGTACACTGAACTAAATGGCCCACCACTTAGCTGGTGTCCCGACAAGCCAGAAGGCACATACAGAAATACCGATTTGTGGCACTATGTAGATTTGTCTCGCAGCTAATTGCTGACAAGTCTTTAAGTTGCTACAATTAACAGACATGACAAGAACCGTAGCCCTGCCAGTAGGCGGGGAGCGTTTTACCTGAGTACAGGGAACCATCATGGCTCTATTTTCTAAGAACGTCATAACCCAAGTCAGCGGTTTTGACAATCCCCTAATCACGGGCGAACTCGTCTACAACCAGCGTTGGTACTGGAATTTGACCATTCTTGATGGGCAAAATCTTCCCGTAAACCTTTCTACAGCCACAGTCACGGCTGACATTGCTCGGCGACAAATCTCAAATTTGGTTGACACTCGTAACGGCTTGTCGTTTGATGTTGCCGACTACACTCCAACTCCATCGGCTATCCCCTTAACGATTACCAACAAAGTAGATGCTGCTGGCTCGTTTACTTTGGTAATTGATGACACGGCTTGGGGACTTATCAACACCGATCCTCAATTGGAAATCAACGCTCAAGACCCTGTGTGCTTTACAGGAAAAATCAAAATTGCTTTTAGCGCAAGCGGAACAACGCCAGCAGAAGACAACATCATTTTTTTGATGTTCTTGGTGCGTTCTGATGGTGTTACTGTGCTTTAAGGGAGTTTTACATGGCTGTTTCTAAAGTTGTTGTTGTTGACGGTAACAATTTATCCGTCCGAATTGATCGTGGTGTTGCTGGCGCTGCTGGTCCAACAGGCCCGTCTGGACCAACAGGACCATCTGGTGGCCCTACTGGTCCTACAGGTCCAACTGGTGCAAATGGAGCTACAGGCCCAACTGGTGCAAATGGCGTTACTGGCCCAACTGGTTCTTCTGGTCCTACAGGAGCGCAAGGCAACGCTGGTCCAACGGGTAGCCAAGGTATTCAAGGAAACGCTGGTCCAACAGGCCCAACGGGAATTCAAGGCGTACAAGGCATTCAGGGCGTTCAAGGCAACGCTGGTCCTACAGGACCAACTGGAACAATTGGCTTAGTTGGCCCTACGGGTCCAACGGGTGCTGACTCAACTGTTGCTGGCCCAACTGGTGCGGTTGGTGCTACAGGTTCAACTGGACCTACTGGCGCACAAGGTAATGCTGGCCCTACTGGTCCACAAGGCATCCAAGGTGTTCAGGGTTTGCAGGGAATCCAAGGCGATGTGGGTCCAACAGGACCACAGGGTATTCAAGGCACAACTGGAGCAACAGGGCCAACTGGAAATACGGGCGATGTCGGTCCTACAGGCCCAGCAGGTTTGACAGGTCCAACAGGCGCTCAGGGTATACAAGGAAATACGGGTCCAACGGGTCCAACGGGAAATGATGGCAACGCTGGTCCAACTGGTCCAACAGGTGCTGCTTCTACAGTTGTTGGACCAACTGGCGCTGTTGGTCCAACAGGGCCACAAGGCATTCAAGGTGATGTTGGTCCTACTGGCTCTCAAGGTTTGCAAGGCATCCAAGGCGTTCAAGGCGTTGCTGGTCCTACGGGTCCACAAGGTGTTCAAGGTGACGCTGGCCCAACGGGTCCGACAGGAACACAGGGTAATGTTGGCCCGACAGGTCCGACAGGCGCACAAGGCGCAGACGGTCAATCGTCTAGTTTTTATCAATACAAATCTGAAACAACTCAAACATCTGGCATTCCCGCTGCCGGACATTTGTTTTGGAATAACACCACGCAAATTTCTGCCACTCAGATTACGTTGAGTCACCTTGAGCGAGGCAACATAGACATTGATATTTTCTTGGCTTTTATCAAGACGGGTGATAGCTTTGTTTTGCAAGATCAAAACAACTCAACTGATTTTCAAAAGTGGGAAGTTTCAGCAACTCCAACTATTGTTCCAAATAGTTATGTGACTTTGCCAGTTACATTGGTAACTTCTGGTGGCGCTGGAACAACAAACTTTGCTGACAACATCAATTTGTTGGTTGTCATTCAATCGGTTGGCGTGGTTGGCCCTACAGGTCCACAGGGCGCTACTGGCCCTACAGGTGCTGCATCGACAGTTGCTGGCCCTACTGGTCCTCAAGGTAATACTGGACCCACTGGCCCACAAGGTGATGTCGGTCCTACTGGACCACAGGGCATCCAAGGTATCCAAGGCATTCAGGGTATTCAAGGTGACACAGGAGCCACAGGACCAACTGGTCCACAAGGTATCCAAGGTCAAGTTGGACCTACTGGCCCTCAAGGTATTCAAGGTGTGGCTGGTCCAACAGGACCAACGGGCGCACAAGGTATTCAAGGCGATGTTGGTCCTACTGGTCCAACAGGGCCACAGGGCATTCAAGGTGTAGCTGGTCCAACAGGACCGCAAGGCATTCAAGGCAATACAGGTGAAACTGGACCTACTGGCCCAACTGGTCCACAAGGTATTCAGGGTGTTGTTGGTCCAACTGGACCTCAAGGCATTCAGGGTATTCAAGGTATTCAAGGCGTGGCTGGGCCTACTGGACCGCAAGGTATTCAAGGCAATGTTGGTCCTATTGGTCCAACAGGTCCACAGGGCATCCAAGGGAACACTGGCGCAACTGGAGCTACTGGACCCACTGGACCGCAGGGTATACAAGGCATTGTTGGACCTACTGGACCGCAGGGTGTTCAAGGTGTTCAAGGCAATATTGGTGCAACAGGTCCAACTGGAAGCGCAGGGCCAACTGTTTATCCTGTAGCTGGAATTGCTGTATCTACTGGTTCTGCTTGGGGTTCTTCTTACGGACCCGCAAATCCTATTCCAGTAAACAACGGAGGATCGGGTCAAACGTCTTATGTAAACGGCGAGTTGCTTATCGGCAACAACACTGGTAACACTTTGACAAAAGCCACACTCACTGCTGGCACAGGTATTAGCATTACGAATGGAAATGGATCGATTACCATTTCTACAAGTGGTGGTACTTCTGCTAGCGTTCCATTCGCTTACTATTGCGGCAACTTTTAAGGAGTAAAAATGCCAACAGGAATTTTGGGCCAAGCAGCCCCACCAGCAACAACAAATACTGTTGTCTATACCGTTCCTTCTGCTACGGTGGCAACTTGTACGGTTAACATTGCAAATATGACTGCAACTCCAATTGCTTTTAGACTTGCAGTTGCGGCTACAGCAACACCAGCCACATCCGAATATCTGGAATTTGATGCAATTATTCCGGGTAACGGTACGTATCAGAACGGTGGTATTGTTGCAAATGCTGCTGAAAGGTTTGTAGTCTTTGCGAGCGCAGCAGGTTTGAGCGTTAGCGTTTACGGATACGAGGGGTAAAAAATGTCACGATTCATTTCTCAAGCACCCGGAGCCACTGCACCTGTTGTGCCGGGTACTCTTGTTACTCAATCTGCATACACCACCAACGGTTTTTCCGCTGGGGATTATGTCTACTTGACTTCTACTGGGTATGAGCGAGTGGCGACTGTTCCAGTAGGAAACGGTGGAACAATGATTGCGGGAATTCCTGTTATCAATGGTATAGTTCAAGCACCTGGCGCGACATATCAGCGCGGACCAGTTGCTGTTGGCGGCAATTATGCTGGCTCGACAATTACGTCTGGAACTCCTGTTGCAGCGCCAGTTGTTGACGGAGTAAACTCTTTTTCCGCTAATATAAAAACTCTGTTGGGTGGCAACTACGTAATTCTGAGGCGTAACTCTAACACCATTACGTTTACTATCGTTAATGACACTAACACTGTTGTTGTTAACACTACCACTGTAACCACCAATGCTAATGCTAATACTAATTCGGCTGCTTTAGCAGCCAGATCAGATGGTGGCTTTACTGTTTTCTTTTTGCGAAATAGTGATGGTCGTGTAGCTTATGTTGGCTATAACGCCAGCGGCGTTCAGGTTTATTCTAGTAATTTTGAAAATAATCCTTCTGGTAGCAACGCTGGCTTTAACGCGTGTGGTTTGTCTCAGGGTGGATGCGCTTTTGGAATGAGAAACGCCTCTGGTAACGTTGTTTTCGGGGTTATCAATAGTGCTATCAATGGTGGAACCGTAGTTTCAGACTTTCAGAACCCACCCGGCAATTTTGGTGTAAACTCTGGTCCAGTTTTAGATGGATTGTTAGGTACAGCCAATGGTGGCTTTGGTGGTTTTGTTATACATTGGTACAGCCCCAATAACGGACGAAATCAATACGCTATCAGAAATGAATCTGGTGGTGGTTTAACCAGCGGCGAATTTAGTAATAGCGGTAGTTCACAACCCGGTGTGGCTGCTTTAACGGATGGCGGTTTTGTTGGGATTATTAACGGCGGCAGTCTGGTTGCTCAACGTTTTACTCGGAGCAGTGCTGCTAACGTTAGTAGCGTCATCAACGATGGCATCCCTGTAATAAATTCCAATTTTAATTGCATGGTAGGTGCACTGCCCAATGGAGGATTTGTAGTTTCCACTTATGATAGTAGTGGTTGGCCAACATACATTAGGCAAAGTAACCCCGCCTCTACTGGTAATTACAGTTGGAGTAGTCTTACAACAGTAATTAGCAGCAACGTCAGTAATGTGGATAGCTATCAATTCTCAACAATTGGAACAAACGGCAGTATATTCTGGGTTTATAAAGCGACTGGAGGTACAGCGCCGTTTACTACTGTTCCGTATTACACGGACGGAATTACTAACGGGCAAAGTTTTACAAGTCCCCCTATTACCTACCCCACTAGGGTGTTTGCAGGGGTTGCTTTGACTTCTGCTTCCGCTGGGACTACTGGTCAAATTGCAGTTAATGGCTCGGTGTCATTGAGCAGCAGTTATCCTCTTTTGACTTCAAACATCAGTTTTGATCTTACATCTAGCAACTCACCCGCTGCAAATAAAGGCTTTGTGTCGGGCAGAACTGTTAATCTGAAAGGAAGCGAATAATGTCAGTCTTTCAAACTTCTCAAAGCAACAACCCTATTACTAGTGTTTTTGGTAATGGCTTTGTTGAAATTTTTAACACTTCTCGCACTTGGACAGTGCCTCAAGGGGTAGGCAAAGTTCGCGCTCGTATGTGGGGCGGTGGTGCTGGTGCTACGGGTGGTGGCGGCGGTTTTTCTATGATAACCGTTTACAACCTTGACGGAGTGCCATCGATTGCAGTAACAGTTGGCTCTGGCAGCACAAGTAACGGTGGAACATCATCGTTTGGTTCTTACGCTTCTGCAACTGGCGGCGGCACTTCTGGTTCTTCTGGAACAGGTGGAACTGGCACTGGTGGTGATTTTAACGCTACAGGGGGTTCAGGCGCTTCTGGCGGGGGTGGTGGCGCAGCAAGCCTGTTTGGAAATGGCGGCATTGGTGGTCAATACAACGGCACAAGTGGCGGCTCTGGTGGCGGCACTGGTTCTGGTGGTTATGGTGGGGGTTCTGGCATTTCTGGTGCTGGCGGCTATTTTGCAACTGGATCACCCGCTTCTGTTTATGGCCCAACATCAAATTTATTTAACGCATCAATTGACTTTATTGGCACTGGTGGTGGTGGTGCATATCGTCAAAATGGAGTTAATGGTGGCGGTGGCGGTTATGAAGGAAATGGTGGATTTCCCGGAGGTGCTGGCGGTGGAGTTGGAGCTTACACGCCGAGAGGCGCTGATGGTCTTGTAATTGTGGAGTGGTGATATGAAAGCACGTATATCTAATGGCGTAGTTGTTGAATTTTTGCAGCCTATTCCGGGTTGTTTAATTGAAGATTGCTTCCATCCAAGTGTATTGGCGCAGTGTGTTGATTTTGTTGAAGGAATGGAAATTGACAAACCCTTTCCTTTAACCGATGAGGTTGCAGTTCCATCACCTGATTCTGAAAACAACCCTTAAAAAACAAAATAAGACATGACAAAAAAACTCAAGATAGCAGTATCTGCAATCAGCAAAAATGAAGAAGCGTTTGTCCAACGGTTTTGCGACTCGGCAAAAGACGCTGACTTAATTTGCATTGCGGATACTGGCTCTACTGATAAAACCGTTCAGCTTGCTTTGGAGTGCGGTGCAAAAGTCCATGACATTTGCATCAGCCCTTGGCGCTTTGACTTGGCCCGTAACGCTGCCCTTGCGCTGCTTCCGCGAGACATTGATGTGGTCATCAGTCTTGACTTGGACGAGGTGCTAGAACCGGGATGGCGTGAAGAAATTGAGCGAGTGTGGACAGAACAGACTACACGGCTACGCTACAAGTTTGATTGGGGTTGTGGCATCAGTTTCTTCTACGAGAAGATTTTTTCTCGGCATGGCTACAGGTGGCATCACCCTGTCCATGAATATCCAAAACAAGACGGGCGCATCAACGAGATATACGCACACACCGATATGTTGCTAGTGCGTCACTTGCCTGACAACACAAAGTCTCGCGGTCAATATATGCCGTTGCTTGAACTGGCTGTGGCAGAAGACCCGCGATGCCCTCGCAATGCCTTCTATCATGCCCGTGAACTGACGTTCTATTCACGGTGGGATGACGCTATTGTGTCGCTCAAGAATTACCTTGAGATGCCAGAGGCAAACTGGCCCAATGAACGGGCTTACGCCATGAGGCTATTGGGTAAGTCCTATTCGGAAAAAGGCAACGCTACAGAGGCTTTAAAGTGGTTTAGACTGGCTGTTGCTGAAGCACCGGGAACCCGTGAGCCTTGGGTCGAGTTGTCGGCTCAGTGCTACAGGCTGTCAATGTGGGCCGAGTCGTATGCTGCGGCTAAATCTGCCTTACAGATAACTGACAAACAGGCTGTATACACAATGGACCCGTCAGTTTGGACGGAAAAACCGTGGGATTACGCCAGCATTGCCGCATGGAATCTTGGATTAAAGGATGAGGCTATTCAGCTATGCCGCAAGGCTATAGAATTAGCCCCGCAAGATGAGCGTATTTTGCGAAACTTACACTACATGACAACAGGAGAGTTCCCGAAAACCTTTGACCATGCAGTAACCCATGAACACGATTGACGCAACTGATGCAAGACTATCAACCCATGAAGAAGTCTGTGCCATTCGCTACGAGCAAATTAATGCCCGTTTAAAGCGCATTGAAAGCATCATGCTTAAGACTGCTGGCGTGATGCTGTTGTCAATGGCGGGAACAATCTTCTCCGCTGTTTGGATACTCAAATGAAAGACTTGGCTGTTGCATTCTTAGCAGCAGCCGTGCTAATAGGCTTTGTCCTATATTGCACACGAATTTTTATTTGGGCATTTTTATGAAACTGGCGATTGGCATCATTGTGTTGTGGTGGCTGCTACAGGTCGCCACCTTTATTGTGGGAGTTGTTTGATGGACCCGATCACACTGGCGCTTGCTGGCATGGCGGCTGTCCAAAAGACGGTTTCCATGATTAAAGAAGCCTCGGCGACAATGGATGATGTGCGTAGCCTTGGCCCATTGCTCGGCAGGTATTTTGAGCAAAAGCATGAAGTTACTAAGGCGCTGAACCAAGCCAAAAGTAAAGGCGGCTCCAACATGGGCAAAGCCGTTCAAATTGAACTTGACCTCAAGGCACAACGAGACTTTGAGGAGCAGGTCAAAGGATTATTCTTTCCGAACAACATGGACGTATGGAATTCCATCATGGTTCGTGTTGCGGAAATGGATAAGCAAGACAAGATTGACGCACAGATTGCCCGTGATCGCGCATTAAGAGCAAAGCAAGAACGCGAGGAACTTGTTGAGATTCTTATTGTTACGGGTGGCGTAATACTGATTTTTCTTTTGGTTGGCTTTGGAGCCTATCTTGTCATGAGCGTAAGGAGCGCGTAATGCTGTCACTGCTTTCAACCCTTGGCGGTCTGCTGATTTCTGGCTTGCCTAAGTTGCTGGAGTACTTCCAGAACAAGGCCGACCAGAAGCATGAACTGGCATTGGCCCGTGTCCAAACTGAACGTGAATTACAACTGGCGGCTGCTGGCTTTGCAGCACAAGCCAAGGTGGAGGAGATACGCACCGAACAGGTAGCGATGGAGACTGATGCCCGGATGACCGAGGCGGCTTTGGCGCATGATGCCAAGGTGCTTGAAAAGGCATCTACATGGGTGTCCAGCTATGTGGGAACTGTTCGCCCGACAGTTACCTATATCTTTGTTCTTGAACTGGTGGCAATCAACTTTTTTATGGCTTGGTATCTGTATCAGCACCCCGGCTTGATTCAGAACATTGATGACGTCATCAAATACTCTGACCTGATCTTTTCCAGTGATGAAATGGCTATGCTTGGCGGCATCATTGGGTTCTGGTTTGGTAGCCGTAATTGGGGCAAGAAGTGAAACTGAGCAAGGCGGGTGAAGACCTGATGCACAGGTACGAGGGATTTAGAAATAAGCCCTACCTCTGCCCTGCCCACATCTGGACAATTGGCTATGGTCATGTCCTGTACCAAGAGCAGATCAGACTGCCTGTGGTGCGTACACCAGCTAACCCAACAGCCATGATTCGCAAGGAAATGCCTTTGCAGATAGAGGATTTCCGCATTTGGAGTAAAGATGAAATCGATGCGCTATTCCGAAAAGATGTCGAGACTTTTGAACGTGGTGTTCTACGACTTGTTCCCGGCGTGGTTAGGCGTCAAGGCAGCTTTGACGCTTTGGTATCTTTTGCCTTCAATGCAGGGCTAGGAAACCTACAGCGCAGCACCATCCGAATGAAGGCCAATAGAGGCGATTGGGAAGGTGCTGCGGAGGCTTTTATGGCTTGGACTAAGGGTGGTGGCAAGGTGCTGCCCGGACTCGTTAAACGCCGTCAGGCTGAGATTGCTCTGTTTCTAGCTGAATAAGCAATTCAATGTAATGCTTGGCTTTCTCAAGGTCAGCAATACCATTCTTGTCTTTCCAGCGTGTGATGTACTTGACCACATTGCCCTCGCAAAAACCTAAGTTGTTTGCGTGGATGTAAATGATGGGCTGGATGGCTTTGTCTTTGTAGTGGTCGCCACTGACTTGTTTATCAAGGGCAGAAGTAGTAAGGTCAAAAATCATCACGACTCCTTTACAAACTGACCGTTCTTGTTCATGTAGCCTTTGCGTGGCTCAATGACCTTGTAAGCCTTGTAAAAGCATTGGCGCAAGTCCATGTCGCACAGCACGGCTACGTTGACCAGCGTGACCATGACATCACCAAGGGCATCGGCAATTTCTTCACGGTCATCACTGGCTACTGCGGCAAGCAACTCTCCAGCTTCTTCCAGCGTTTTTTTTGCTTGGCCTAACGCTGTGCCGTTTGCGTAGATGCCCCGGTCTTCTGCCCAACGCATGACCTGAAACTCTGTCATGCCAAACGATTGTGTTTCTTTCATGCTGTCCATTCTCTTTCGTTGCGTCCTGAATCAGATTTGACTGTTTTGCCAGTTAAGAACACCATGCCCATAACTTTCATTTCATTCATGCGCCGAGCAACTTGATTGCCATCAAGACCAGTTAGCCTTGCAATGCCATCTTTGCCAAGCGGCCCGTATTCTTTCAGGCAATCGACAATGATATTCCAGTGCTTTACTGACAATTCTTTTGCCGAATCTGCTGCTTCAAACGATGTGATGGGATCGTCTTTCCTGACCCTTGGGAAAAGGTCAAGCGGATGACCGCCAAAAAGGTCTTTTAGTTTCATGTCTTGTCCTTGTAGGTGGGCCTACTCACTGAACCTTGCGATATTTCAGCGTGTCACTCGGGACAGAGCAGCTTTCGGCCCGTTAATCAGAAACAGTTGGTCGTGCAATTGCCGCCATAGCAGCAAGTAGTGCAAGTGACAAACCTGCCATTCATGTTATAGCTATGAGTGGTGCAAGATGCCCATACTGCGGTTGCAGAGGCTGCGAGTGCGATTGCGATCAGTGCTTTTTTCATGTCAGTTTCCTTTCATTTAATCGTTAAACGATCTTTGCGAACAATGTAAGCACCAGCTACAGGCTCACCAGCAAGAATGGCATTCTTGATCTTGGTTTTGCTTGGCTCTGGTGGCTTGGGGTCGTTGCACAATTCAGGCGCAAACTTAGCACCATCCTCAATGACAACAGACTCGTCACGGTCAAGATACAACTTCACCACAAAAGACCCGTCAGCAGCCTTTATTTCGTGGATTCCAGCGGTTTTCATGTTCTCCGCAAGGTAATCCCTCAACTTCTCGGCTTTGCGCTCGTAGGCCGTTTGAAGGGCTTTGATGCGCTTGATGGCGGCTTTTGCTTGTTCGGCATCTGACTCGCAGTTAAGAACGTAGGCAGCGACAGCGTTTGCTTTGTTGCCGAGCATGACCCGGAACTCGTCAAACGCTGGCAAAGCCTCACCTGTTTCTGGATCAAACAGGTCATCAAGTTGTTCACGGAAATCGTGAGCGAGTTGATAGAGGCTTGTCATGGTCAGAAGTCAGGTTCGTCATTGCCAGTTGGGGCAACCGAGTGACCTGCCGCCACAGCAAATTCAGGGCTACGCTTGATTGCGTCCTTGAGTTTGTCGTGGAAAGAGTCGAACACAGCCCAATCAGGCGCATCCAAATCAAACATCACAACGGAATGAACGGGCGCTGGCTTGCTGGCTTTGAGTGCTGTTGGCAACGGAGTCAAGTTGGCTACGTTACTGTATGTCTTGCCGTTCGTTTCGCTGGTCGTGACGTTGACCATGCAATATGCGCCAATCAGCTTGCTGATGTCAAAGCCTTTAGCTTCTTCATCTGTAAAGTCTTTGCCTCGCCATGATTCCAAGTCTTTACGCAGTGATGCTTTCTCGCTGAGAGACAAGGTGTATGACTTACTGATAGTCATTGGCATTTCTTTACCGTCAAACTCAACGGTCAAGGGTTTGCCTTCCTCATCCTCGCCAAACAATTCCCAAGCAACACGAATCTTGTGCTGCAACTTTTCGCCATACTGACCGCTGGACAACTGAGTGCCAAGGTCAATCAACGAATAGCAACGACCAATGTGTACGCCAGAAGGCACACGTTTGAAGTTACCGCCACCACTGTCAGAAGCTATAAAGCCCATTTCATTCTCCTAAAAAAACAGCCATTAAATAGGTTGGCTGAACACCTTAATTTGTTCGTGTGATTTGTTTGGCAAGCAGCCATTTGTCGCCAAGAAAGCGAATTGATTTGACCCACTGCCTAATGTTGTGGCGCTGTGTGCTAACTGGCACACCATCTACGCAATACAAGTTGCGAACCCGTGTAAGAAATGCTGTGTTCATGTGAACTCCTGTCTTGTTGAGCCTCAATGTTATGACCCCACAATAAAAAAAGCACTAGGACAAACCCTAGTAGACAAGCAGGTCAACAATGATAACCTTCTCGGCATGACTACACCAGATAAACACGAAACTGAAGCGGCACAAGAGATTTGCGTTACTGCAATCCAAGCTGTCAAACAGTACACTTTCGATCCCGGCGATTTTGAGGCAGCAACTGTTGCTGTCTTAGCCCGTGCCATTGAATTAACCGCAAGAAAGGAAATGACCCTGTGTTTCAAGCCAAGCAGTTCTACCTTGAACAACTAAAAGATGGGCCACTAACCCACAAGATTCTCACAAGAAGACTTCAGCAAAAGTTCAGAGACTCGGCAGTCGAGGTGCGTGAAGCCCTGTTACGAGACAAACTGATCGAACTGGTGGATAAGCAAAAGCGCAAAGATGGGCGCTACAACTACAGGTACAAACTCACAGGTAAAGAACTTGTTGCAGAAACGCCACAGCTTGAAACAGAGTGGGACGATGGCACAGCCAAGTCATCTGGCAATGCTTTCGATTGGCGCAGCAAATCATTCTCGCTGTTTAACAAGCAAGAACTGGCGGTATTGCAGCAAAGCTACAAGCCGATGAATCAGGTCATTGCGTACAGTCGGGCGTGATGGTATAGTTTTGTGAAACCCGGCTAGA